GGCAAGACAAGGTAGGCAAGATCATCCTGACTTCAGCGCAGGTTGCAATAGTCCGAAAGATGGGTATGTCGCTAGAGGATTACGTCAAGCATGCGTTGTTGATGATCGCAAAGAAGCGCAGATGGAAATGGTACTTAAACAAGGAGCAACAGCATGAAAGTTCTTGACCTCGTAAGATACGACCCCCAACGAAATTGTTTTGTACTGAAAGGCCACATGAAGCACACCAACTGCAACTGCCACCCTGACTCGCCCTTCCATTGGGCCGACCACAAACGCGACAGCATTTTTATGCAGGACTACACCTTCCGCGCCAAGGGCGCTGACGGCAAGAGCGGGTCGCAGATCGCTACTGATTTTGTTGAATCGCAAAGAGAGGTAGGTAAGATGCACGGCTCGATTCCAAACCTTGGAAAAACAACTAAAGAAAAAGAAGCCGCGCTTGTCGCATACAAACAATTCGGCATCTACAGCCGAGCGCAACCCAACGTGAAGCCATCGCCTAACAAACACGAACTATGAGAACCAATTCAACGCACTCTGTCCGTGCGCTACTACGCGAAACCCCTGACGGTCTGGACGTAGGCACTATTGCCAACACCCTGCACCGAGAATCACACAACGTGCGCCGCATCCTGAAAACAATGCCTGACGCATACATCGACAGATGGACACACTTTGGTGGGACTGGGATGCCCAGTGCCATATGGTGCGTAGTTGTACCACCCGATAACTGCCCAAGACCAGACGCCAAGCGAGGGAGAAAGGAGCAATGACGTTAGAGACTGAAGAATTTAAATCACTGAAGAAGCGCAAAGAACGAGAGCAACTTCATGCACTGATAACAAAAGCATGGTGGCCGTTTGACCGCGCTGACCCCAAGGTGTTGAACCTGATACACAGAACCATCGTCGATAGAAAGACGAAAACAACTGATTTACCACCCGCACTGCTCTAAACAAGGAGAATCCACATGACCAAGAAAATTACTAAATCGCAAAAAATCCGCGACTACTTCACCAACAACCCCGGCAAAAGAGTGCCAGAGGTCGCCAAGGAACTTGGACTGAAATACCAATTCGTGTACGTGGTCAAGCGCACGATGGATAAGAACATGTATAAGAAGGCCGCAGAAGCAATCAACAATAAGCGCGGACCTGTGACGCCAATCATGGCTGATTTCACCCAGCACAAAGATGGGTCTATCACAGAAAAAATCACCATGTACGAGCCGAAGAGCGATCCCGTGAACCACCCCGCGCACTACAAGGTAGGTGGGATCGAGACGATCGACTTCATCGAGGCCAAGCGGTTGAACTACAACATGGGTAACGCTGTGAAATACATCACTCGTGCCGACCACAAGGGTACCCGCAAGCAAGACATTGAGAAAGCCATTTGGTATCTCAACCGCGAACTGAGTCACTCACTTTAATCTACGGGGGCCAAGCGCCCCCTCACTAACCAACGGAGAGAAAGTAATTAAATGAGTCTGATAACACTTGACTTTGAGACCTACTACACAAGTAAGGACTTGGGCTTTCGTACCCAGACCACCGAAGAATACGTGCGTGATAAGCGTTTCGAGGTGATCGGGGTTTCGGTCCAAGTAGATGCTGGTGAGCCAGTTTGGTTTTCAGGGGACCGTGAATCAATGCGCAAGTGGCTACTGCAATTTGATTGGCGCAACTCCATGATGTTGGCGCACAACACGCTGTTCGATGGCTGTATCTTGTATTGGCATTTCGGTATCACGCCGATGGTCTATCTCGATACCCTGTGCATGGCCAGAGCATTGCATGGCGTTGAAGTGGGCGGCTCACTAGCTAGACTAGCCGAGCAGTACAAGATAGGTAAGAAAGGCGATGAAGTTGTTGCGGCTATCGACAAGCGCCGTGTTGACTTTGCGCCTGACGACCTCGCGCGGTATGGGGAGTATTGCAGGAACGATGTGGCGTTGACTTACAAACTGTTCAACATCATGTCCAAAGACTTTCCTATGGATGAGTTACGCCTGATTAACATGACTATCCGCATGTTCACTCACCCCATGCTGTACGTCAACGAGAAGACACTCGAAGACAGACTGGAGGACATGCAGAAAGAAAAGTCTGGGCTATTGTCATCGCTCATGAGCCAGCTCAAATGTGAATCAGAGGAAGACGTCCGCAAGAACTTGTCCAGCAATAAGAAGTTCGCTGAGATTTTGGAGAACTACGGCATCAAAGTTCCGATGAAGATGAGCGAGAAGCAGAAGAAAGAAGTCCCTGCACTGGCCAAGAAAGACGAAGGGTTCATCGCCCTGTGCGAGAGTGAGGATGAGTTCATTCAACACCTGTGCGCTGTGCGCCTTGGCACTAAGTCTACGCTTGAAGCCGGGCGCATCCAGAGGTTCATGGAGATTGGCAAGCGCAACAAGGGGCTCATTCCCATCCCCCTGAAATACTACGGTGCGCATACGGGTCGCTGGTCGGGCATGGACAAGATTAACTTCCAGAACTTGCCAAGCCGTGACCCTAAGAAGAAAGCTTTGAAGAAAGCCATCGTGCCGCCAGAGGGTTACAAGGTAATCAACGCTGACTCGTCACAAATCGAGGCGCGTATGGTTGCGTGGTTGGCTGGTCAGGACGATGTGGTGCAACAGTTTGCACGTGGAGAAGATGTGTACTCGCTGTTTGCATCTGCTGTCTACGGTCGCACAATCACAAAGAAAGACGCAGAGCAACGCTTTGTCGGCAAGACTTGTATTCTGGGACTCGGCTACGGTACTGGCGCACTCAAACTGCAACACACCCTGTCAACATCGCAACCGATCAGCGTGAAGATAGACGAGGACGAAGCCAAGCGTATCGTCGGCGTGTACCGCGAGAAGAACGACAAGATTATTGAGTTGTGGGCTGAAGCAGACGCCATGCTCGAGGACATGCTGAACGGTTCATTCAAGGATGGCCCCAAGCCTTTTGGCAAACACAACTGCGTGTACTACGACAAAGACGGAATCATCCTGCCAAACAACCTGCGTATCCGGTACAAGAATCTGCGCAAAGAGTTTGACGATGGCAAGAGCAAAGTTATCTACGACTCACGCAAGGGGCCGATCTCTATCTGGGGCGGTGCTGTGGTTGAGAACGTGGTTCAAGCCCTTGCACGGATTGTCGTCGGCGCACAGATGATTGAGATTGACAACCATTACCGTGTTGTACTCACTGTGCATGACGCCGCTGTGTGCGTGGTCGCTGAAGACGAGGTGGACAAGGCTGTAGAGTTAATAACTGGCATCATGCACGTAGCGCCCGAGTGGGCCACGGGACTTCCCGTTGCGTGTGAAGCCAAAGCAGGAGGTACGTATGGGGATGCTTAATCAGGTTCAGCCAATCTTTGACATCGAGCAGTTTCGCATCACAGTCGAAATGCAACGGGCAGAGACCAAGCGCAAACAAAAACTTTTTGCTCCCGAGTACGAGACCGAAGTCAAAGCGTCCGGTTTGGTCAGGAACTTTCTAGAGAGACAGGGTTGGGACTACAAGGAGCAGGTCAACACTGGCACGGGTAACCGCATCGACTTTGTGGTGGACACCTATGACAACATGCTGGACAAGCAGATCAAGTTCGGTATTGAGTGCAAACGGCAGATGTCTACACACTATGAAAATGGGTTCAACGCCACTGTACTGGCTGACTATCTGGAACAAGCGGCGGGATACTCTCGGTCGCTCAACGTGCCGGTGTTTATCGGCCCGGTTCAGACAACTATGTCTCCCAGCAGTGCGTATGTCGGTGGTCCACACATTGACTCTCTACGTGCGCTGAATATCTTTGGCGGCAGGTTCAACGTAGGCACATTGATGTTCTCGAACAACCCGTACCACCCAGAGTTTCTTATCCTGCGTGGCTCGACTTTTTGGGAAGCACGTAGCGGATTTAACCAAAAAAGGCTTAACATGGTCACTTCAACTGGCTCTAAAAAGCAAAGAACTGATCTATGAAATCTGAAGAAATCAAGTGGTCTTACTCTGGACTCAAGGACTATGCCAACTGCCCCAAGCAGTACCATGAAGTAAAAGTGCTGAAGCGGTTTTCCAAGAAGCCGACTCAGCAGATGTTGTATGGCACGGAGGTTCACTCTGCGCTGGAGAACTACGTCAAGGATGGCACACCGCTGGCAAAAAATTACGAACGGTACAAGAAGCAATTGGACCCGTTGCGTAACATGGCTGGAGAAAAGTATCCAGAACACGAGATGGCTCTGCGTCACGACAAGACCGCATGCGGTTTTAAAGACCCTGACTATTGGGTGCGTGGCATAGCTGACTTGCTCGTGGTGGACGGAGACCAAGGTTTCATCGTTGATTACAAGACCGGGAGCAACAAATACCCTGACCCCAAACAGCTTCAACTGATGGCTCTCATGGCGTTTGCTCACTTCCCACAACTCCAACACATCAAGGCTGGCCTGTTGTTTGTTGCGCACGAACATTTCGTGACTTCTGAATACAGCCGTGAGAAAATTGATACCTACTGGCAGGATTTTTACTGGAACCTTGAAAGACTGCGGCTTTCCCACGAAAATGATAGCTGGCAAGCAAACCCCACACCACTGTGTGGATGGTGCCCCGTAAACACCTGCGATTACCACAAGGAGCGATGATGCCCTACGTAAACAAACCACGCCCGTACAAGAAAGAGTACGAGCAACAAAAAGCCAGAGGCGAACACGACAACCGTATGGAGCGCCAACGCGCCCGGCGCAGCATCGACAAGACTGGCGTTGACAGCAACGGCAACGGCAAAGCAGACAAACGTGAGGGCAAGGATGTTGCGCACGTGAAAGCGATGGACAAGGGTGGCACAAACAAAGACGGTGTGCGGATTGAATCTGCGGCACGTAACCGTTCGTTCAAGCGGGACTCTAAGGGAAACCTCGTATCTGAGACCAGCAAAAAAGAACGAAAAAGAACTTGACAAATCTTTGTTAGACCGTAAATAATCTGGCTGTAGGGTGTGAGTGGGCCAGATGGCTCTTTTGCAGTTGCTTTCGGCCTTTAACCACATCAGTCACTCGGCGTTTTGCTTTCTCCTATCCGTTGAACGTGACAGGAGTGACGGACACCTCGGAAAGACGAGGACCCATTCAGTAAAGAGGTAGTATGGAAATAGTTCAAAATTCAGCGTTGCGCTTTCTCTGCTCAGATGAGATAGCCGAACAGATCGGCAAGTACATCGACAAGAGCGAGTACTTGGGCCAACGCGAACAACACCACGAGGTGCTTGTACATTGGGGAGTTGACGAGGTACAAAAACTCGCAGTACTCCTACCAGACGGAAACTCTGTGCCATCCCCCATCGAGCGTGACTACGGTTGGCCCGGCATGTTTCAACCGTTTGAACATCAACGCGACACTGCACGTTTCCTCACACTGTTTCAACGGGCTTTTTGTTTCAACGAAGCCGGTACAGGTAAGACTTCAGCGGCTATCTGGGCGGCTGACTACTTGATGAGTCAGGGCAAAGTGAAGCGGGTGTTGGTCATTTGCCCTCTGTCCATCATGCAGAGCGCATGGCAAGCAGACTTGTTCAAGACAGCTATGCACAGAACATGTGCGGTGGCGCACGGCTCCAAGCGGCGCAGGGTGATTCAGGGTGGTTACGATTTTGTAATCATCAACTATGACGGGGTGAACGCGGAGCGTGAAGCAATCTCCGAAGGCGGCTTTGACCTAATCATTGTTGACGAGGCGAACGCTTACAAGAACCCAACCACTGTGCGCTGGAAGAACCTCGCCAAGATCATCAGAAGCGACACCTACCTATGGATGATGACAGGCACACCTGCATCGCAGTCACCAGAGGATGCGTTCGGTCTTGCTCGGCTTGTCAATCCAAGTGCTGTGCCTAAGTTCAAGACAGCATGGAAAGACAAAGTGATGCGCCAGATAACCCGCTTCAAGTGGGCGCCTAAACCAGACGCGCAAGAATCAGTCTTCAAGGCGTTGCAACCAGCCATCAGGTATGAGAAGGCTCAGTGTCTCGACTTGCCAGATGTGATGTATCAGACACGCGATGTGCCTCTGTCCAGTCAGGCAACTGCCTACTACAAGGAGTTGGTCAAGCAGATGCAGGTTAAGGCGGCAGGTGAAACCATCAGCACGGTCAATGCGGCGGCGGCTCTCACAAAGCTTCTGCAACTATCTGGCGGTGCGGTATACACAGACACAGGCAACGTGGTTGAGTTCGACATTTCACCTCGCTTGAACGTGCTTCAGGAAGTTATCGACGAGGCGTCGCACAAGATCATCGTGTTTGTGCCGTACAAGCACACCATCCAAGTGATTCAGGATTACCTGAACAAGAACAATGTCACTACAGAGATTATTTCTGGAGACGTGTCAGCTAACGCTCGCGCGCAAATCTTCAAAAACTTTCAGACAACTGACACGCCTCGTGTGTTGTTAGTTCAACCCCAGTCGGCATCGCATGGTGTGACACTGACTGCGGCAGATACCATCGTTTTCTGGTCACCTGTGATGTCAGTAGAAACGTACCTACAGTGCGTTGCGCGTATTGACCGAGTGGGCCAGAAAAACAAGATGACAGTAATTCACCTTCAGGGGTCCGAGGTGGAGCGGCGCATGTACAAGATGCTTCAGGGCAAAGTGGACATGCACGAAAAATTGGTGGACCTTTACAACGCAGAGATAGGAGAAAGCAATGCTTGATGGAAATAAACTGCAATATTTCACAACAGCGGCGTGGCTACGTGGCTACGCCTCGGGGCTAGAAGAGTATGAACACAAATCGCTCATACACAAACTCAACCAAGCCGCAGACCTACTTGACTACGTGTGGGGTCGGTATGTGGACGAACAACAGGATGGAGAAAAATAATGGCTGATGCCGAAATTTTGGTAGAAACCT